GGAGATACTACAAATGTTGCACTTAACGTTTAATAACGCGATCGAGGCGGCCGATACAGAACGCCGCATGATCACAGGCAAGATTGCGCCATACGGCGAGGTCGGTTATACATCTGCTGGCCCAGTTGTATTTGAACAGGGATCTATTTCCATACCTGATATAACAAAAATTAAATTGCTAATGCAGCATGACAGCACAAAGCCAGTAGGTCGCGCTACATATTCCAGCGATGATAAAAGCGGCGTGTATGCATCGTTTAAAATTTCAAGTAGCACCCGAGGACAGGATGCACTTGTACTAGCTCAGGAAAACCTAGTATCTGGCTTATCCGTTGGTGTGGATGTATCCGCATCGAAGCAGATGAAAGGTTACCTGTTAGTTACCGCTGCAGTCCTAAAAGAAGTTAGCCTAGTAGAGTCGGCTGCCTTTGATTCAGCGGCGGTTACTGATATTGCAGCCGCTAAAGCTGCACTAGAAGCAGCAAGTATGAAAACCACAATCATCCATACAGAGATGATTGAAACCGAAACCGAAACCGAAAGCGAGGCAGCTGTGACTACAGCCCCTATTGATACACCGGATGTACCGGCAGAAAAACCAGTCGAGGCTGCACCAGTTCAAGCAGCTCGCCCAATTATTCGCCCATCCGTATTAGACAGCCAAACAGTACGCACGCCAATTACATCTATGGGCGCATACACAGAGCATAAGATCAAGGCTGCCATGGGCAACCAAGACTCAATGCTGTACGTGACTGCAGCCGATGACAGCTTTACAAATAATACTGCATTCAATCCCACACAATTTCTAACAGAGTTTGTAACCAATACACGCTTTGGTACACCTGCTATAGATGCTTGCTCACAGGGTGTTTTACCTGCTAGCGGTATGACAATTTCAGTACCATCCCTTGTTACCTCAAGTGGCGGCGGTACAGGTGTTGCACCTGTAGTAACTCAAGAAGCCGAAGCTGGCGCTGTACAAAATACAGGTATGGAAACAAACTATATTAATGGAACTGTAAAAAAGTATTCAGGTATGAATACACTAAGCATAGAACTGTTAGAACGTTCAGACCCTAATTTTTATGCTGAGCTTACACAGCAACTTCAAAACGCTTACCTTAAAACTATTGATAGCCAAGTGCTAACAGACTTGCTAGCCGCAGGTATGAACGGCACAAGCACTACAGCTGATTTAGACGGCATTATTGATTATGCAGCTGAAGGCGCACAAACTATCTACACAAATACTGGCTACTTTGCTACAAATTATTTAGCTAACCCTGCACAATGGGGCGCACTAATTTCAGCGCAAGATACAACAAAGCGACCAGTATTTACGGCTTTACAGCCAATGAACGCGGCAGGACAGGTATCACCTACATCAATTCGCGGCTCAGTCTTAGGTCTTGATTTGTATGTAGATAAAAACTTTACAGCTGCTACTTTTGATGACGATAGCGCAATTATTCTTGCGCCTGAAGCATTTACTGTTTATCGCAGCCCACAGGCTTACATGTCAGTAAACGTAGTTTCTAACCTTCAAATACAGGTGGCCATTTACGGATTTATGGCAACTATTGCCAAGATGCCTAACGGTATTTTGAAATATAAGAAAACCTGATCCATAACCCTAATAGTCGGTAGGACATTAGCCCTTTGTCCTACCGACCCGATGTAAGTAAGGAGTACCGATGCCAGCTAGTTACGTTACCGTAGCCGAGCTACGTGCCAATTTAGGTATCGGTACTCTTTATACAGATGCAACAGTTGAGGATTGCTGTCAAGCCGCGCAAGATCAGATCAACAGTTTCCTTTGGTTTGATACTGCGCCAGTCGTGGGTACTGCATTGGTAAACAACGTTGCAACTGTAATGATCGCTAACCCCGGCATATTTACTGCCACAGAGTCGGTAACTATTGCCGGGGCTGGATCAAGTTTTAACGGTACTTACACAATTACTGCAACTATTCCATTTAGCACAGGTACTACAAATTTATTGCCAGCCTTTAATATGCAACTTAATTATTACCAGCATCCACAAGGTTATAGTTTTATTCAGTTTGCCAAGGTTGCAGCAGATCAAAACTTTAGGCGCGTACTGCCCTACGGCAGCGTTACAGGTGCAGATACAAAGACTGCTGCCTATGTAAACACAGCCAGCGTTAGAGAAGCTGCGATGATTTTGGCCGTAGATATATGGCAAGCGCGCCAGGTATCCCAGACAGGCGGCGTAGGACTTGATGGCTTTAGCCCTAGCCCTTACCGCATGGGCAACAGCATGATAGGCAAAATACGCGGCCTACTAGCCCCGTACGCTAGTCCGAATAGCATGTGTGGATAAATGCCTACCGCCGCGATTACAACGTTGCGTAGCACGATTGCAACGGCTTTAACTAATAACGGAGTCTGGTCGGTATTCGCATACCCACCTGCAACAATCCTGGCTAACAGCTGCGTGGTAATCCCAGCCGATCCATACCTAACGCCTAGCAATAACAGCTACATAACTATTTCGCCTATGGCTAATTTCAAGATTTTGCTAACTGTGCCTATGTTTGACAACCAGGGCAACCTGCAGGGCATTGAGGATTTTATTGTTGCGGCCTACACAAAACTAGCTGCATCATCCATTGTATTTAATGTAACCAGCGTTAGCGCGCCCGGTGTATTAAATGCTGATAGCGGCGATCTATTAACCGCTGAGTTCACCATATCCGTACTAACGAGCTGGAGTTAAAGACATGTCACTTACAGATGAAGAAAAAGCGTTCTTGGTCAAGATCGGACAGATCGAAGCCGAACCAGTAAAAGAAACAAAACCAAAACCAACCGAGAAAATAGAGGAATAAATCATGGCCATTTATTTATCCAATGGTGTCGTAGTGACTTTGAACAGCGTTGCACTAAGCGACCATGTAACAATGGCTACGATCAACCGCGTATTTGATGAACTTGAAGTAACAGCTATGGGCGACACAGCTCATAAGTTTGTTAAAGGTTTAGAGGCAAGCACTATTCAGCTGGACTTCCTATCGGATACAGCTGCATCAAATGTAAACGCAACCCTGCAAGCTGCCTGGGGTACAACAGTCACCCTAACGCTAAAGCAAACCAACGCAGCTACATCGGCTACCAACCCATTATTTAGCACCACTGTGCTTGTAAATAACACGCAAGACATTAACGGATCGCCAGCTGATATTGCCACCCAGTCGATCACCTTTACCTGTAATTCACCAATCGTAATTACTACTTCATAACTAATAGAACAGGGGCTAACAAATGGCTAAGTTAAAGATCACAAAGGCTGATGGTTCATTATCAGAACACCAGATAACACCATCGATCGAATACGCGTTCGAGTTATATGCTAAAAAAGGTTTTCACAAAGCCTTTAGAGATGACGAGAAGCAGTCAGATGTTTACTGGTTAGCGTGGGAGTGTTTAAGAGCTGGCGGCGAGACCGTGCCAATGTTTGGCGCAGAGTTTTTAAAGACACTTAAAAAGGTTGAGGTTCTGGATGACGACCCGGAACTGTAGGGCGTGACTCGTTTACTTACCTGGTCGCACGGATCAGTTTGGAAACGGGTATCGCGCCCAATGATTTACTAGCACTAGATAGCAGGATGTTTAAGACTTTACTGCAGGCGATGAAAGATCGGAATAAGGAGATGCGAGATGCCAGTAGCGGTAAAAGGCGGCATTGAGCTTCGTAAAGCCCTAAAAAAATTTACGCCGGATCTAGCTAAAGAAATGCAAGCAGAAATGGCTGCGTTGCTTAAACCTATTGCATCTAAAGCGCGTGGCTTTATTCCAGCAAGTGCACCGCTATCTGGTTGGGGTAAAACAGCATCTACCGCTAGATGGTATTGGGATGGGCGCGCAGCTAAGAAAGGGGTAGGTTACAAAACCACGCCTAGCAAAGCTAATCGGTCAGGTTTTAGATCTTTAGCGCGTATTCAAAATGCATCGATGTCTGGCGCAATCTATGAAACTGCTGGGCGTAAGAACCCAGGCGGAAACTTTAGTCCACGTTTACCAGGTCAATTAGTAGGCAGTCGCAAAATGGCTGGTCGCGCAATCTTTCGCGCATGGTCAGAGGATAACGGCAAGACTAACGCAGCTGTTATTAAAGCGATTGAAGTATCACGGGATAAGTTTAACAAAGCTGTGGGGTATAACTAATGGCCGTTGATCCATCAGTAAGAATTGATATAGCTGCCGAGTTCACAGGCAAAAAGGCATTTAAGCAAGCAGATACAGCTACACAAAAACTGACAAAAAATGTTAAGTCATTAGCTGGTGGTTTAGGCTTGGCTTTTGGTACAGCTGCTGTAATTAATTTTAGCAAAGCAGCAGTTAAGGCTTTTGCGCAAGATGAAGCAGCGGCAAAAAGATTAAACCGTGCCGTAGATAATCTTGGCATTGGCTTTGCTAATCCTGCCATTTCTAAATATATTGCCAATCTTGAACGATCTGCAGCAATCGCCGATGACATTTTGAGGCCAGCGTTTCAGGGGCTATTGACCACTACCGGGTCATTGACTCAATCACAAAAACTATTAAACGATGCCATTACTATCAGCCGAGCTTCTGGCATCGATCTAGCCACAGTATCTCAAGATCTTGCCAATGGTTATGTTGGCATTACTAAAGGCTTAAAGAAATACAACACTGGCCTTACAACTGCTGAGTTAAGTTCTAAGTCTTTTGCTGAAGTTCTAGGAGTATTGCTCACTCGATCAGCTGGTGCTGCCGATGATTATTTACAAACCACTCAATATCGTATGGATTCATTGACGATTGCGACTGGCAACGCCTCAGAGATCCTTGGTGGCGGACTGGTTGATGCTTTTGCTGCCATTGGTGGCGGCACAGAGGCCAGCGATGCAGCCGCAGCTATTGAGTCTATTGCGACTGCTATGGCTAACGTTATTAGTTTTTCTGGTCAAACTATAGGTGCAATACCTAATTTGTTAGCAAATTTAAAAAAGTTAGGCAAAGATATCTTTTTAGGCTTTGCTGGCGCACAGGCTGGTGTAAATTTAAATCCAAAACCAGCACCAACACCACCACCAAAACCAGACCAAAGCGTAATAGCACAACAAAAATTGTTGGCAAAACTTGAATCTGATGCCGCTAAACGAGCAAAAGCTCTTTTAGCTTTACAAAAAAAACAGACTGATACAGCAAAGAAGGCTGCTGCTGATCAAGCCAAACTAGCCAAAGCTCAATCAATCTTTAATTTAGATCAAATTCAAATCGAAGCCGCGCTAAAAGGTAAAATTTCAGATAACGAAAGACTACGCCTAGAGTTACAGCGTGCGATTCTCAATGAGGATTTTGAATTAGCAGATAAGTTACAGAAAAAACTAGAGGCATCACAGCAGGCTATAGGTGCGTTACAAGGGCAACTAAATGCCATCAAGCCACCAGTTGATCCTTTTGCTGAGACGCTAAAGACTCTTGAAAGTGTTGCTTTGCTGTTATCAAAAATTAGTGGCACGCCTATTACACTTGACCCTGGTCGCAAAGGTGGCGGCATACTTGCATTAGAACCTGAGGATTTAACGCCATTGATTACACCACCTAAAGCAATTTCTACACCGACTCCTACAATTACTGAGCCAATCCCTGTTGTAGTTGTACCAAGCCCAACTCCAATACCTAGCACTAATAACCCTTTTGCTGGCCTAGGTGGCGGCACTGACATGTCTAGTAATCGATCATTCTCAGTGCCAGGCTACACGTACACAGCACCACCAGTAACTGTAAATGTTACTGTTGAAGGTAACGTATTAGATGGTGCTGACTTTATTGAAAAGGTGAACGATGCGGTATTAAGTGCTAATAGGACAGGTTTGCCGCGCACAGCTGCTGGATTCTTAGTGGATGCCGGCTAATGACAGTACCTACGATTAACGCAGTCATTAACTTTTCTACAGGCCCTAGCTTTGCTCAGGCATTTATTATTGGCGAAGGCATATTAGGCACTAACGTACTAGCAGACTCAGCTGCGGTTATTGTAGATGTTAGCGATGTAGTAGACAGCGTAAGCATTAAGCGCGGCCGCAATCCGCAGGCAGATGAGTTTCAGACTGGCACATTGACTTTGCGCATTGTTGATCAGAACGGCGATTTTAACCCGCAAAACCCAAGCAGCCCCTACTTTGGCCTACTAAATCCAATGCGTAAGGTATCTATATCAGCTACCTATAGCGGCACTACCTATCCAATGTTCGCAGGCTTTATTACTAGCTATACAACCACTACACCTAAAAATGCTCTTGATGTAGTTTATACAACTATTACGGCGGTAGATGCCCTAAGACTGGCTCAAAATGCCCAGATCGCAACAGTCACAGGTGCGACAGCAGGGCAACTATCTGGCACACGCATCAACGAAATATTAGATGAAATTTCATGGCCAGCATCTATGCGCGATGTTGATGCAGGTTTGACCACTATGCAGGCAGACCCCGGCACAGCTCGTACATCCCTAGCCGCATTACAAACTGTTACAAACAGTGAGTACGGCGCGTTTTACGTTGATGCATCGGGTTCTTTTGTATTCCAGGATCGATCAGTCACTACTGCCAGCATTGGCGGCACGCCTACAGTGTTTAACGATAACGGCACAGATATTGGCTACTTTAATGCCGTCTGGCGTTTAGATGACACATTGGTATTTAACCAAGCTAACGTGACCCGCACAGGTGGCACAGTTCAAAACGCTACTAACGCAGCTAGTGTGGCTAAGTATTTTGCCCATACTTACAATATTCAGAACTTGCTTATGCAGACCGATGCCGTAGCCCTGGATTATGCCCGTGCCTACGTTGCAAGCCGTGCTGAAACCAGCGTGCGATGCGATGCGATTGAACTAGACCTTTACACAGACAATTACAACACAGGCATTATCGCTGCCTTAGATTTAGATTTT